ATACTGTGCTTTTAATGTTTTATTTAAATATGTAATAGGATATTTTTCAGATTTTCTATATTTTGCACTAATTTCTTTTACACGATCTTTATTATTTTTTTGCCATTCAGCAGTACGAGCTAAATCCTTTGAAGTATTCACCTTTTTTTTAGGATTAGTTTTTTGCTGAATAGTCATATCATCCCACCAAAGCCTTTACTTCATCTTCGGAAAGACCTAATGCGGCTAGTTTAGCTAGTGCAGAAGCCTTTGCATCTTTAGTGGCTTGTTCTGCTTTTGCTTCGGCAGCTTGGAGTTCAGCTAATTTAGCTTTTGCGGCAGCTTTATCGTAGGATACTTGTTGCTCATTAGCGTCATAAGCAATATCGCCACGAATAGTTACGATGGCTGGATTAAGAACATAAATGGCTTGATGAATATTAATCATTGTGCAATTTCCATAAGAATAATTGAAGAAATTGAATTGTCGGATTGAACTCCAACTAATGAGATACTTCCACCACCATTTGATAATTGTGTTTTATAAGTTACAGAAGAAGTGGTAGCAGGAGAGTGCAAATAAGATAAAGTAGATTGAATTCCTTCTAATGCTAATGTTGAGGCTGTATATCCATAATTGTATGCAAAAGAACTAATAACAGAGCCATTTGCCAATAATTGCAAATTTAATCTATTTCCAGCATCAGCAGAAGATTTATATCCACCATTTTGATTTACTAAAACAAGAATTTTGCTTGTAGAAAATAAAGGAGTAATGGAAGCCGTTAAACCTGTATCAACAAAAGAACTTGTTGCACTTGAAACAAAAGTAGAATAAGTAGCATTAACCACTTGCAACACTTTCGATTGCGCTCCTTGAGTGCCTGACCCTATTGGAAATGTGACTCCGTTGTCACCCGATAAGATGATGCTCATAATGTTTCCTCCGCTGGTAATGGTGTATTGCCTTCAGCTACCCATGCAAGGTAGGCTTGGTAATCTGTGTTGTCAGGGTCGAATGGGATGAAAGCACCATCAGATAATCTTTGAATCATGTCTGATTTTTTAGTAATAGGGTTATTTAGTAATTTATACATTTTTTATAACTCCGCAGAAATAGAAATACGGCTTGTTCCTATGCCACCATCGTAAATATAAGAGGCTTGCCCAACAGTTAAACTTGTTCCTGCTTGTGATATCGCTGTATTGTAAATATTTGAAACAACAAATGTTGGATTTGTTGTTAATGATTGTGGCAAACAATACCAAGCCCCTGAAGCAGTAATTGTAGGAGTTGTTCTTTTTGGGACTTGGAAATAAATTAATCCTGATGTTTGAGTAGTGCTTATAATAGCATTAACACAATACGCATTATTGGCGCTTGCAGATGCTCCAAGAATTTCAAAATACCTCTGACAAAGCTGTAACTCTGTACCATACTGACGATACTCAAATCCAGTAGCACTACTTCCTACTTCTAGTTGAACACCAGTAATGTAGAAGGTTGCTCCGCTTGTTCCTACTACGGATGTTGCTCCTGTGGCTGAAGTAACAAAAGATGTTGCAGTCCATGCCCCAGCGGTTGCTGAATAACTAGAGCCAGTACCAAGGCTAAAATTAACATTGATACCTATGCCATTAGTTGTTAACCAAGTACCAGTTGTATCACCAGCAACAGTAACTGAAATAGAAGCCCAAGTATTTGCAACAGGAATTGAATAACTAAATGGATAACAACGATTTGCAGATGCGTTTTGTAATGAACCACCAAAAGTGCCTGTAAGGCTTGAATATACTTGAAATGACAAAGTTACAGTTTTAGCATTGGCCGTTCCCCAGCCTAAATCTGCTATGTTATAGCCTTCTATTTTTTGGGTAACAAGAAACTGGTCTGTTGAATTAATGCTATATGCGGAAGAAGATGTTGTGCCTAAATAATTAGTAAACCCTACTGGTGGAGTTACTGAGCCAGCATTTTGCTGTGCTGTAAATTTAGCTGATTGTGAGCCATAAGAAAGCCATCTGTCAACTGGATAAGAGCCTGAAGCAACACTAGCACCAGCATTTCTTTGGTCAATAACCATCGCACCATTAATAATGCGATTCTTCATTGCAGAGGCATTACCAGCCCCCAGTATTCCACCTTGGGTGGATGTAGTTACTGTGTCTACATTTATTGTTCCGTATGTCATTATGCTGCCCTCACTAATGCGCCAGTAAAATAACAAAATGCTGCACCCGAAATAAGAGTGTTTATTGCAAACCCGCTATTTTGATATATATAGGATTGAAGATAATCACCTGTTCCGTTTAGATATATTACTGAAGTTACTATGGATTCAGCGTAATCACTTACTAATAAAGGTGTAGTTGAGCCGTTTCTATATTGCGCTCCATTTTTTAAAATTACTATACCCATATCTCTTGTTGAGGTCGCAGGGTTAAAAGAACCATGTGCTGTAATGATGTAATATCCTGCTACGGGTGGGCAAAAAGCATAAGCTGGTACAGATAATCCATTTAGAGTTACAGTTGAACCCGTATTGTTAAATGCTCCAGCGGTATCAAACTCTTTTGTATTAATATTTAAAATAGCGCTTGTACTAACGCTTTGTGCCGCACTAGGGTAAGCACTAAACGCTGGCATATTACCGCTAACCATGATTGTCCCAGTAGCATCAGGCAATGTAGCAGTTTGGTTTGAATTGGTTACAGGAGCAGCTAAGGTCATAGACCCTGTGCCACTAGCTGAACCACTAGGTATTAATGAACTCATAATATGTCCTTAAAGTATTACCCAGCGGCTACCGCTAGGAATGGAAACTTGTACAGTAGAAAGAATTGTTATTGCGCCAACACTTTGACCATTTTTACCTGTAGACATAGTATAGTTGTTTGCAATAGTTTGTCCATTCTCATATACCACGCCATCAGCGGAAGCGGAAGCTACTGAACCCCAAGTTACATTTAACCCATCATAGATAATTCCTGTACCTGAAACAGTAGGTGGCGTTAAAAAAGCAGTTGTCCCTGCTGAAGTTTGAATAGGAACTGAGTTGGTTAAGCCGCCTTGTAAATTGGTAGCAGTTGCGGCATTTCCAGTAGTATTTTGATTCCAAATAGGTGCTGTTCCAGCCAAATTAGCAAAGGTATACCCAGTACAACTTGTTAGATTTCCTGCTGTTGGAGAACCCAAATTAGGGGTAATTAAAACTGGAGTGCGTAAAGTTAGGTCATCAATTTCAGTAAAAGTTCCGCCTAAAACAACATAACTAGAGCCTAAAACAATAGGGGTTGCGAAGTTTACATCCAGTTCTGATAAAGGAAGTGGATCAACAGCATTGGCAAAAATATACGGAACAGCCATAAAAATTTCCTTTAATTAAAAGGTATACGAAGTGTACCAACTTATAGGGTCATCTAGATTATTTTTCCATTCAATAGGAATACTGGCATCATTTAGCCAAGGAATAATCCCCGGTAATATATTGACTACATAAGTGTATTGAAAAGGTACATGAAGAACACCAGAAGCTAAAGCAGAAGCAAAAATAGAACTAATAGCATAACCCGGTATTTCAATGGTTATGACATTATCTGCACCATAAGTGACACTAATTTCAAAAGTGTTATCAATTGGAAAATCAACGCCATTAATACCAAAAAGAAATCGTTTAATTCTGCGTTTTAGCCATTGAGTTTCATACTGAAAGCCATCGCCCTTATAGAAGTTCCAAGTCAAAATACGCTTGAAAACATCATCATTTACTACATAGTAGCCAGTAGGAGCAATCTCTGTATCTTGGGAATAAGCCCTAGTATCGTATTCATAGGTGTTATATGCACCAATTGGCGAAAACTGTACAGGAGTTCCTAGGCTTGGTCTTTGCTCACCATATATGGCATAAGCTGTCCAATCTAATAAAGGAGCAGATTGCTTTGTATAAATGGGCAAATTAAGGTTATTGGTATTATCTAGATAGGTCTGAGAGGTATTGTTGTACGCAGTAAAAAAAGCTTGCAAATCCTCGCTATACGGGTCTTTTGTATATTGTTGATAAAGGTAAGCTGGGAGTACTTGGGTAAGCATATTAGCCCTGTACAACAGTAACTAGACTTGAATTAGTGGAAAAATAGCTTTCAGGGTCACCATAAATCAATAAAGTACCTGCTGTTGGCTCAGTATAAACACCATTAATTGTTACTATATAGTCAATTTTAGATACTTGACTTGGAGAAATAATGGGTTCTACTGCATTTTGAAAGGCATCTTGCAATTCATAAGTATTAATTGGTTGACCAACAGGAATACTATTAATGTAATCAACAATAGCTGGGGTTGTTAGTTGAGCTACAGCAGTTGGAGATACTAAATTGGTAGAAATAGTATTCCAAGTAATTGTTATATTAACAGTTTGAGAAGGTGGATTTACAAAAATAATGCTATAAATATCTGGATAATCATCAATAGATACAGTTATATTGCGTAAATTAGGGGTTACAACACCCCCACTTACATAAGAATGACCTACTGTAGTAACACTTAAACTAAAAGATTTTTCATCAATAACAGTAATTGTGTAGTTATTATTAAACCAAGATGGGTTTACTCCAGCTATGGTTACTACCTGACCAGTTGCATATCCATGATTTAAATCTGTAGTTACAACCCCCGGATTGGCTGTTGTAATGGCATTTACAGCTAAAGTAGAGCCTACTAAGTTTGAAATATCAAGAACGCTATTAAATATAGCATTACCTACTTGGTAAGGATCACCGCCCCCTACAATAATTTCCCATTGGTTTGTAGCTACCAAACGAATAGAAATAAGTCTAGCTTGTACTCCCAAAACTTTTTGTAATTGAGTTTTAATAAAAGTAGGTACGCCTTGAGCAGTTACCATACCAGCTTGCATTACTTGAGCTTGATAAGAAGCAATTGTTTGTGCTGTAAGACCGGGCAATCCATCATCAGGATTAGTAACAGTAAGGGTAAACCCTGCTGGTACAGAAGTAATAATTTGCGTAACAGTTCCCGCTGGAATAGCCCAAGAACCTTGAACTGTTGCTAAACAATACAAAGGCGAAGTTTGTCCAGAAGTAGCAATAATTCCACCATCCTGAACTGTATATTGGTAAGTACCATCAGATACAGTAAATCCAACAGGAATAACAAAACCAGCAAGACCTGTAAAAATAACATAAACGGAAGTATTAGAACCTTGACCTTGTTCGACACCATAGACTTGCCCCAATTGATAAAGAATTGAAGGGTTGGCAGTTGCAGGACTAATAGAGTTAACTAAGTCTACAAAAGCTTGATCTTGAATCACTACTGCGCCAGCCGCAGTTGAAGCCATATCTTCTACAAGACTGCCGGGAAGATTAGCTGTAAGACCGGGTGCTAAAGCTGTAGCCGCCGCAATTTCAGCATTTAATAGGTCTGTTGGCGAAGCTGGTATTGCTCCAGCAGTAGTTATTTGAGCCATGTAATATCCTAAGTAGCAACTGTTGTGCTAATTGTAGTGCCATTAATAAAAATTGCTTTTATATAATATGTAGGATCAATAGAAATTTGGTCTTTAATTACAGTTAATTGCGAAAAATAAGACGCGTATTGAGATTGAGTACGATTAACCGCAATATCAGGAGCAATTTGACTCATAACTGATTGTTGCGCGGGGATGCCATAGTTCCCGTAAATAGGGCTTTCGCCTTGATTTAAGCGTAAAGTTTGAGCTAAAGTAGCTAACCATACATAACTTGTATTGGTAACTTCTACCCATTGTTGGGTGTTTGGGTCTACGCCATAAGTTCTCATATTTCTACCAATACATTAGGTTGTCCAGTAATAATTATCGCCCCACATCCTGCAACAGCCCCCGTTGATAAAACAGGTACGCCTTGAGCCAAAACATTGCTACCGCCAAAAACAGGTGTTGTTCCATGCCCTCTAATTGGACAAGCATGAAAATCGCCATTTTTAGCTACAGGGACACCATTTGCAATTGAATTAGTGGTTGCGGTAATTATCGTTCCACCATGATTGCTCATAGAGCCTAAAGTAACGATTACACTCATATTCCAACAGTCTTTAATATGTTAAGGTTGCCTGAAGGTATTACTTGTGAAATATAAGATGATATTCCAGTATTTGTGGTTTGTGCTTGTGAAACAGCATTTAAAAATGTAGATGTTGAAGTAAGATTGCTTTGAAGGGTTGTATAGGCACTTGTATCGACATTTATATAGCTTGTTATGCTTGAAGCATTTATGCCATTTTGAGAAATAACAGCAGAAGGTGTAAGACTTCCATCAGTTAACCCGCCAACAATAGTATTTAAATAATCTGTTGAAGATGTTAGTAATGGGCTACTTGTTAGCGAAGTAGTCATTCCAGTAATTAAACTGGAAGTATCGCCAAAAGCACCTCCAGCACTAAAATCCGCCCCTTGAGCCATACCAATAATACTATTAAGATTTGGCACATTCCCTGTAATAGAACCTAATCCTGATAATAGATTAGAATGACTTAACATATTTGTTGCAGTTCCGCTTAAAGCGGAAATAGATTCGTTTATTCCTAAAGCGTCTGCGCTGGTAATAATTCCGCTAGTAACAAGATCATTAATCTGACTTGGTAAATCGCCACAAGCACTAATTAAAGTATCTGTAACATTGCTGATTGGGTTGCTGTAGATAGCAGAAGCACCATCCGCAATAGTGCTTTCAAATAGAGTTCCAGCGCCATCAGGAAGATTAGCTAAGTCGCCATAGGGAGCTTGACCTAGCATTACCGCTGGAGCAGATATTACCGCCAGTCCTTTTGCGTTTAAAGTGGCTATCCCTGTTGCAGAAATAGTAGCAGAAGCTACTCCACTAATATTTACAATAGGTGAGTGAATATCTAATTGTTGAGGTGTAACTTTTACATAAGAGGTATTTGTGGTGTCCCTAATGACTGCGCCATTGGGGGCGTTAATATTAACTGCATTAGGGTCTACAGACTCCCAATTTTTATTACCAATAGGAACAAATACCAACCCGCCTAAATTAGATGGTTTTCCTAGTGGTGCTTTTCCTTGCCCAAGCCCTGAAATCCCCCCTAATCGAACATCAGCGGATATACAAATACCAAAATCGCCAACTTGTACAGGTATCCGTACATAAGTCGATTCGGCAATTGGGCAAGTAACTGGCGCAAAAGTTTGATTTCCAGCTTTAATTTCAAAGTTTACTGTTACGATTGCGCCGTTTACTTCAGTTACGCGGCAAGGCAAAATCTGACCTAGCCCATTATTAGCCGTTTTAATGTTTGAATTAACAAACTCATTAATCGTTCTGGCAAAAGGTCTTTTTTGTCCGTAGCTCACGATGCTTTACCCGGTATTACACATTCAATAATCGTACACCAAGAGTTGCCGTCAGGTTGACGACTTGAACCTACATGGCGGACTGAATTAACCGAAAACTGTCCGTTAAAGCTAATATCATACCTAACTTGAGCATAACTTCCAGCAGTATTTATAACAGGTAATCCTCTAGGAAAAGACACTATAGTTCCTACATCTAAATCGGCTCTCATCACCAATTTTGCTTGGACTGTATAAGTATTGATCCAAGTAAGATTGCCAATAATATCGGTAAAATCTATTTTTACTATTTCTGGCGGAGGTGTAGTTCCGTCATAAAGTAAAAAGCCTGATGAAGTTGAAGCAATACCGACACCTTGATAGTTTTTGGCAGGGTTAATTTGTTTACTTACTTCATTAACATATTGCGAAAAAGCGTATAAATTATCATATTGTCCTACTTGATCTTCGGTATACCTTAATTCAGGGCTAATAGTGCCAAGGACGGGTACACCTTTATACGCGGTATTTAATGTTTGGGTAATAGCGTCTTGTAAATTTTGAACTTTAAGCCAGTTACAAGTTAAATTAATATCTTCATTTGGAATATAGTTAGCGGCAGAAACGATTAAATCTAAGCTAGTTTGATTTCCTTGCCAATTTCCAAAGGCTTGAAAAATAGACCCGTCAATAACCAATCCTGCTTGTTTAGGCGTAGCGTATGGAAGTCCTTTAGACATACCAACATAAACTTTAATACCGCAATAATTTGTGCCAAAAGGGTTTAAATTAAATGCTTGTTGTAAATCAGCGAAATTAACCCCACTAATTTTTATGTACCCATTTTGAGTTGGTTGATGATACCAACCTTGAAATAAGTCTAAATCTACTTGTAAAGCCGCGCCATCAGCCCTGCCAGCCGAAGTTAAGCTAGTAAAGGTAATTGGCTTAAAACTTGCCGCGTTTTTACCGGGTAAAGGCACAGGTGGGGTAATAACGATTGTGTAATAGCGCATTTAAGGAGTGATTACAAAAGCGTTACTACTGGCTCTATAGACTAATTTAGAGGTTATGAAATAGCCATATATCAAATCAATATCAAAATCATCGGGTGAGCCTATCAAGGGGTTGGTAACAACCAAAGTCCCTGCGGTGTTATATATATTAATGTAATACCTTGGGGAGTACCTATTCCAAGTAATTATCGCGGTGTGTGGTTGTGTATCTAAAGTGCAATTAAATTGAAAATTAGCGTTAATAGCAGGACTAAATTGTATTGAGGTTGGCATTATGTTGACCATCCTAATGCGGGATCATAAGTAGGGGAAATTAAAGAAGAATTTGTCCAGCTAGTAGATGAAGCTAATTGCTGGGTTGAATTTTCAAGTAAAGTTCCTAAAACCGATTGCGCGGCGCTGGCTGTAATTAAAGGTTGGGTAAAGTCCCATTGAAATGTGTATTGAACTTGCTTTTCTGAAGGGCTTGAAATATCCCTTAAAGACGTTAATAGGCAGTTTGTATAGGTAAATGCTGGGGTAATAACAGTAAAACTACCACCACTCAATATGTGCTGATCTAAAGTATATTTAAGCGCGCTTAGAATAGCTTGTTTTAATACATACCCGCCACCATTTTGTGCAGGGCAAATCATTTGTAAGCTAATCTTTAATGGTTGTTGAACAACCGCATTAGCCGCCGTTTGAAAACTGGCAAAAGGGTATTCCGCTATTTGCCATTCTTCTAAAGTACCGCCGGGTAATGGTCTGTATTGGGCAAAGAACTGCCCTCCTGTCCAACCGGGTAAATCTAAAATTTCAGTTACCGCGGTAATAGGAAGATACCCACCAATACCTTGTGCAATTCCGTTTTGCAGAATAATAGGCGAAACCTGATATGCCGCTTCAAAAACTGTTTTTCCTATTGAACTCATTAATTTCTCCCTGCGGGTAATGCTTGAGCCGTAGCAACGGCATTACCGCCAGTATTATTGTTAATTTGAACAATAACCCCTTGATTTTTAGCTAAATAGCCACTTGTTTCAACGGGGAGATGTTTTTTCCATTCTGCGCCATGTTCTTGAATATCTTGATTAAGGTAGCCTTCGCCCCAGTTATACGCCGCCAAAGCCTTTTCAGGGTCATTGTTGTAATAGCGCAGTAATCCTTTGATTTTTCGCGCCGCCGCGTCTGCGGATTGATTAAAATCTTGAATATCAGTAATACCAAATTCTTTGGCAGTTTTTGGTATAAATTGAAAATCGCCTTCAGCGCCTTTTTCAGATTTTCCTTTATTTTTACCTTTAGAACTTTCAGCGTCCCATACGCTACTTAAAACACCTGTTGGCAAACCATATTTTTCTTCTAAATCTAATAGCTGTAATTCTTTACTAGGGTCGGCAAACCATTTCTTTTGAGTTTCAGACATACTTCCATAGCTTTGCGCCGCAAACCCAAATTGCACTCGTTTATCATGTGCTAAATCGGCGTTTTTATCCCCCGGTAGTGCGCCTACTTTTCTTAATACATAAATCATTCCTTCTGCTAATTGACCTAAAGCATTAAAAAATTTAGCTACTTTTTCTTGAAATTCTCCTGAAGAAATACTATCTGCAAAATCTTTAACCGCGCGTTGAAAATCTTTACTGGCTAATAGATTAGATATGGTAGTCGTAATAGTGTCAGATAATTTTACTAACTGTGGCACTACATCTTTAAGATTTTTAATAAAAGCTAATTCAATTGTGTTACCTGCTTTTTTAAGTTCATACCAAAAATCTTGCCAAGCTTTACTGACGTTATCGTCTAGCTTAAATAACTCTTGATCTTTTTTAAATTGCGCGGCTAAATCATCTAATTCTTTAGCCGTCATGTTTGCGCCGCGTCTTAAATCTTCTAGACTAAATATCTTAGTAAGCCCTAAAGCTTCAGCAAATTGAGGGTTTTGACCAAATTGCTTAAATTGCTGAACTGCGTTTTTATATACTGTACTTAATTGATCCGCAGGATTTTGACCTGTTTGACCTCCAAGACGCGCTAATATTTGTTTATTTGCTGGATCATTTTGAATATTGGCAATATTAGCCAATACAGATTCAGGATTAAAAGCCCTACCATAAGCTACATTTGCGCCTCTCAATTGCCCTGTAGATATGCCTAGCCCTAATGCTTGTCGGCGATAATCGGAAGCTGAAGAAGCTAATCCGCCAAGTCCAAACCCGCCACCAATAGCTCCAAAAGTTAGCCATTTAGCCGCAGATAACGCGGCAGAAGCCATATTGCGAGCGATATTAGCGGTGGTGTACGCGGCGTCTTTTAAATGTTTATTATTGTCACTTAAACTTTTGTTAACTTCTTTAGTTTTTTTATTTATCTTGTCAAAAGTTTTACTGACTTCTTCCCATTTCTTAGCTTGTTGATCTAATACTTTTTGATAGCGATCAAACGCCGCTTGAAACGCTTTAAATTTATCGTCATTTACGTCAATTTCTATTACTGACTTAACGCTCATGGAATATCCTTAAAACAGCGATTTGTTGTTAATTGCCCGAATTAAATGCCTTTGCCTATATTCGTCAGCATCAGACCATTTTACTCCGTATTCTTTCACAAAATCGCCAAAGTCGCTAGTACTAAGTTTGTCTAAGATACTATGGACGATTCCTTCGCCTTCTTGCCAGTAGTTACGGCTTTTACTGGTATCGTCAAGCCATTCAGATATTCCGTAGAGTCCAAGGATGTAAGTTCCCAACTCCTTAGTGAGCCAGCCATCTCCAAGAAGGACATTCTTAGATCCTTTGGTGCGACTCGACAAATTGCAGTAAAAAAAGTTAGGGCGGATAGCACCTCACTTTCCTCATCTTCATCCAAGATTTCGCGTTTAATAGCTAAATCAAGAGGTATAGATTCCCATCCTTTTTCGCCTATTACCAATACATTAGTTAATCGAACAATCTCGTTGATTAAGCCTTTTTTAACTTCTTCCCAATTGCCAGCTTTAATAGTCATTGTTTTTAATGCTGGATAAGCTAACTGGGGGGCTGTAAGGGCTAAATGCGCTTGATTAATAGAATCAAAGCATTGGCTAAATACTTTACCTAACTCAAGATAAAATTGCTCAAAAACATCCCTAGAAATAGGGGTGGAATGAACGTAAATTAAACCTTTAGATTCAGTTTCTACGGGTATAACGATATTAAGTTTTCGATCAATTTTCATACTGTCCTCGCATCATAGAGAATTTATATGATAGCAAAAAAAAGCCCCCGAAGGAGCTTTCTTTAACTTGATGCAAATAACGCGCTATTGATACTGTAAACACCTCTTAACCTTACAATTAAAGCGGCTTGTGAACCATCAAACGGCACTTCTTGGATGCTTGATAGAACGCAATTGTTTAATTGAAAAGGAGATAAAGTTTGCGTATCAGGGTAAATTGTTACCGAACCTAAAGTGGTGTTGGTTTCAATTTGAGTCTTATACGCATTACCTAGTGCTTGAGTACGCAAAAGGTGAATTGTTACAGTCCCAAAAATATATGGCTCTGGGCTGGTTACTGCTCCAGTTAAAGTGCCAATAAGTTGAGAAGTATCGCCTTCAAAGCCTAAACTAATTGCTTCTTTAGCCAGATAGCCTGATGTGACATTCAGTTGAGTGAAGTCAGCATAAACTACGCTGGCTAATAGCCGATTTAATGTACCTTGTTGGATTTGTGGATTTGCCATTTATTTTTCCCCTTAAACTGGAATGTTGCTTGCAGTTAAGTAGATCGTAATGGAACTGAATCCACGCAATGGAACAAATGTCAGGCTCAAGCCGTTATAAGTACCTGTTGCATAATCACCGGGATGCTGTGCTACATAAGTAGTAAACGGAGTTGCCACTACATTAGCAGGTGAAAGAATCAATCCAAACGAAATACCATTATTTACAGTCGCTTGTGCTACTTTTTGCAAGGTATTAATACCAGCTTGGTTGTAATACAAAGGATTTGTTGGCAAATTAGAACCATTAATAATTGCCGCAGATAATGACTGAGCAACATTAATAGAAAGCCAATCCACACAATACCAGTAATTAAATGGGTTTAAATCCATGTAAGTACCGCCTTCAATCAGCGTATTTGAAATGCCGCCTTGTGCGCCTGTACCTACCCAGTTCACACCATTAGCCAACAAAGTTACTTGTTGAGTATTGCTTAGAACATAAGGAGTTACTGAATAAATGTAAGTATATTCAAGAGGTGAAGCTAAATTAACTGAGCTTGGGTTATAGCCCAAAATTACATAAAAAATAGCCGCAGTACTAAATTCAATTGCTGGTGCGCTTGGACTTTGTAATGTAACAAAAGCTGATTTAATCCCATCCCATCCAGCATAAGTAGCTAAAGTAGAGGTTACATAAAAGTATACTTGTGCAGTAGTACCTTCATATTGTGCCGCCATTACTTGTGCATCGCTTACATCCCATGTTGTAGGAAGTAAATAGCTATAAAACTGTGGAGTTGGAGAAGTCGGAAGATGATTAACATTTTCTTCAATATAAGTATTTAATGCAGTAACGCCGTCAGCAACAGTAGTTGTTCCTAACTCTAATACATACACGCCTTGCGGTGTTTTAATTGTTGTACCTGCTTGAGCAAAGAAAGTATTGCCCATTGCTGTTAACTCTAAAGTAGAATTAAGTTGCAAAGTTCCCGCAATTGTTTCAGAACCCGGATTTGTCAATAATGGATAAGTAACTGTATTTGTGCCAGTAGAAGTACCAGCAAAAGTGCCGTTATATCCTGTTGGAACGCTTCCAGCAATAACAATTTGAACTGTATCACCGCTTGGAATACCATGAGCAGTAGTGGTTGTAACAGTTACCACATTGGTTGCCCAAGTAAGAGAAGTAATTGCAGTTGCAGGTCTAAGGATGCTGGTTAAATCACTTAACTGAGTTAACAGTTGAGTAGTTCCAGCGGCTAAAGTTGTACCACCTTGTGATACAAACGCCCCTGTCTGCTGTAGCTGATTAGGTGCGCTTGCCACTTGTTGAGTGACAACGACATTTACAATATTTGGCATAATTGCCCCCTAATTAGTTAAAGCTAACAGAAACAGTACCAGTTGGTGGCGGTGTAATAACAATACCTACAGAGCATGGGAAATTAATTACATAAGTTCCAACAGCTTCAGGAATTACTGCTACTAAATTTGCAGTAACAAGACCTGATGTTGCCGCATGGTCAAAAACAGTACCAACAGATGATCCAGCAATAAGTACATTAACTGTACAGATGCGACCCGGAACAGTTTTAATTACTGTTGTAGTAGTAATGTTTAAAAATGAATGAATACCTAGACCAGTAGAAACTGCGCCATTCTGGATTGCTGGGTTTGAAGTAATTGCCATTTTGTAACTCCTTTTATACACTTAGGTTGATTTAACACATCTTACTACTTAATTTTACAACTGAAAACTATTCCGCAGGGGTAACTTCCATGAAAGCGTGTTCAATTAATTGCCTTGCAATATCGTTTACTGTACTTTGGTAATAACTTACTTCAAAAGTAATGGTTTTCTTTTGAGCCATGATGCCAAGTTCCGATTGGGTCATTTTTTCATCCTGCATTACTGGCATATTCATTAAGCCAATATTGTCGGTATTTCGGCTGTAATCAAGTATATATTGCACAAAATTAAGGGCTTCATGGTTACGGATGCCATACATAGTGATTTTTACAGTATCTTTGACCAATTGAAAAGGATTGGAATTGGGGTCTAATAGTGGAAAATCTTGCAATGCAGTAGTTAGGCTTGGATTAATATCGACAGCCGCATAAGCTGGGACAATGTTTTGGTCTACCAAATAAGACGGGTACATAGGGAAAAATTGGTTCAAACTAAGCCAAATAGGTAAGCTATTGGACACAATTACGCTTTGAGTATCAAATCCTGTCATTGTGTCAATGATTTGGGTATTCATTACTGAATACAGCGCATCGCCACGATAATGGTATAAATCGGCTTGTTTGTAGAAGTTTGCCCTAGTATTAAAGGCAAATCGCATCCCTTGATAAGTTGCTATATATTGAAACTGAGGGTTAATTAAGTTGAAATCGGCTATTTCTACCAAAGAAGTAAAAGTAGTGTGGTTAAACACAGTTTGACGATCTTCCAACATTTGAACATCACTACTAAAATGGAATGAGCCACTAGCTACTAATTGTCTTGCAGGTACGCCTTCAGGGTAATTGTTATAAAGTAATTTGTTATATTGCGATGCGTTAAAAAGGGCAGAATCAGTCAAAAGACTAGCATTTACCCAAAAAACATACCCATCTAAAGGCAATACAAGCTTCACATAAAGGGTAAAAGTGACTTGTTCATTATTTGATAAGGTTTCTACGCCTTGAGCTAATCCAGAAGCTAATTGAGGTTTTGCTGTTGCGGCTTCTACGGCTGATGCCATTATTTAATCTCCGCTTTTAAAGAAGCTTCAAATACGCCAGAATAGATAAAGGATGGGCGTGGGTTGCGTTTTTTAACCGCTTTACCGCCTCCGCGTTTGCCTTTTATCCAGCGTTTAGCTGTTACGCCTTTTTCAAAGCGATAGCTAGTTCCATCTAATGCGGCTTGGGTCGGTATACCTCGTTCACCATACATAGCCGCAACTTTTTCTACTTCTTGATTAGTAATAAAGTTGTGCATTTTGTCGGTAATTTCTTCGGAACTTACGGCAAATACGCTTGCTATATCAACCGATTCACCTTTTAGCATCATTTCTAAGCCAATTGCGGCATCTTTAGCTATTAATTCGGATATTTCTTTTTCGCGGAAATTATAAAACATTGAAAATAAGCCGTAGCGTTTTTCCAAGTCCATGCCTACGGAATAAGTGCTTCCGCCTTCTGGCTCTGGAACATCTATTACGCCTAGACCTAGTTTAATCAAGTTAAACCCCAAAGAGTGCCAAGTTGTTGCATATACGATAGCGCTACACGCCCGTAAGGGTCTTTAATTCGTTGTAGGTCTAAGAGGCTCAAGTCGCGCAATCCGTGTCCTATAGAGAGTGCTTCATGGGTGCTTACATCGCCAGCGGCATTTATGACGCCAGCTACAAAGTTATTAATGCCAAATTGATTGCGTAATGTGGTGAAATAGGTTTGACCGGGATAATCTTGCTGAAACTGCAATAGTTGGCTACCGCCCCAGTTATAGACTGTTAAAGTGTAAATGTCCTTTACTGTATTAGCAAAATCAGTCGGAACAATGTCTTTAGCGATTACATATGCATAGTTCCAGCCCGGATCATCAGGGGACATAGCAGTTGTGGGTATCCCCATAACGGCTTGCGCCCACGCGATAAATCCTGTTAAAGAAGGGGGACTTACGATTGGATCAGCCATAGAACTATCCTAGAAATATTTTTTACATTCTAAATCAAAAACTCCCCGAAGGGAGTTCTTTTATACCGACTTTCTTGGTCTACCACGACCTTTTTGTCCTTCGCCTTCATGTATGACTTCAATTCTTTGGTCAAACTTTACTTCTTGATCCGCGGCGTTCTTTTTATCTTCAGTTACTTCAAACTCAATACCGCCTTTTTGCTTAATACCCATTTCTTGGGCTTTAAGCGAAATGATCTGATCTTGAGCCGCCGCTGTAATGCTTCTAGCTTCTTGGGCGCGATCAATATTTTCTTGATCCGATTGCCCAATACCCGCTTCAATAGCTTCTACGCTAATTGGTTTGCCAAAACGATAGCAAAGCCCACCAAAGCCTTTTTTGACGTGAGTTGCTTCCATTAACCCATAAGGAAGGTGCTGTTTAATAATAACGTCAGCTTCTACTTGGGTTTGAACCAAACGCATTTGCGCTCCAGCCCTGATTTTATGAGAAAAAGGTCTTTGATTCTCTGGCAACATATAAGTAAACAAAAAATCTTGCTTAGAGCAGTTTGCAATAAATAATTCCATGATATTTCCCCTAGATGGGTGGGGGATTGATGATGCGAGGTTTTTTAGACCTCCAACCCCCCATAAAGAAAGTAACCAGCATCACTTGGTTTCTTAAATCTTGTTAAAAAACCGCCCCGAAGGGCGGCTACAACTTCCCGTGAAGGATTTTAATAAGCGGCTGACAAAATTGTCATACCTTCTGGACGGATACCCCAGCCTGAAGTGCTACGCATTGTGTAGAGGGTGGTAATACCGCCGTCTGGCAATGGAGTAGGAATTTCAGTTGGTGCGGCTACGTCACAAAGCATCAAAGTAGTTGCAGTTTGATTTGGCGTCAAAGTA